CAGCCAATAGAAAAAATCTATTGGCTGGGGAAAATAATTTCCAAAAAGTCAAGTCTTTTTTTGCTTTTGCATCAACTATTTATGCCTATTTTCTTAACTTCGGAGCATTGGGTTCGGCTCGGGTTCGATTCAAAGAATTGAAGAAGCTTTGGCCGACCCTCTCTGAATCCAGCATCAAGCAGCAGTTGACCGTTGAGATTCCCGCCAGATCGAAAAAACGCGCTGCAGAAAATGCAAAAGCCGTTGATCCATGGGCTGCTTTAAAACAAAAAACAAAGCCGAACTCCTGAATTTGGTTATCCAAAAATTGGTGTTCTGTTATCCATCAAAAAACATGAAACCCAATATCCATGCGGGTTTCAAGCGGATAACCATTGTCCGTGTTGTGAGACAAGCGTTGTCAAAAACATGATCCAGCTACACGCCAATAACCAATCCCGGTTCGGCATGCAACGTTCTGGAGTTAAGACTATGCAACTTGTTCATGAATCGCGGCCAGCGGTCCCGCGAGACCGCTTCATCGACATCAAATCCGTCTGTCCTTTGGTCGGGTTTGAGAAATCCACCGTCTATGCCTGGGTCCGCGATCCCGGCTCCGACTTCCCCCGCCCCGTGAAATTTGGCGGTCGCTGCGTCCGGTGGTCCGAGTCTGCCGTGCTGCAGTGGGTTCAAAACCGTATCAACCAGTCGATGGGACTGCAGTCATGAGCGGCGCACCCACACCGGCCGGAAAGCCTGCCATGTACTACGAACAGGACCAGGTGCTGAACGATCGCGGCGAGACAGTCCATGACCACGATGCAGCCAAATCCTTGAATATCGCCATCGACCTGGCGAACCCGATCATCACGCAAGCCATCGATACGGCCGTCAACCTTCATAAGTTGGACGGAAACATGGCCCTCATGGATGACCAGGCATTGCTCCTGACCGATGCGCACATCAAGGCTGCAGCGGTGATCTTGGCTGGCAATACCGTTGCAACCGCGATCAACCAACTGACGGAACAGGTTCGGCAGCTGCGATTGTCTGGAGGCTGCGATGGACAAGCCTAAAGGTCTTACCCCCGAGCTGCTGGGTCAAGTCAGTGTTGGCGACATTGATGAATTGATTGCCCTCCTGGCGGGAAACGCAATGACCTATGCACGAAGTGGCAGGGGAGGTTTTGAGAGCACTTCCGCACAGAACAGCGTCATGTCCTCGCACCTCGTCTCCGCTGCAATTCTTCATTCGGCTGGCTCGCTCACGGCCGCTGTCGATCGCCTGTTCGAGCAACTGCTCGTGGCAAATAAACAGAAATCCTAACTGGAAAAGATTATGAAAAAGCTTAACGGCGTTGAATTTGACTTTGGCGCAGGACGTATTTACACCGTCCCACCCCTTTCGGTTAAGAGCCTTATGCACCTTCGAAAGGAGTTGGTGACCTTGCAGTCGTCGGCTTTCTTTGACCCGCTGGATAGCTTCGAGTGCTGCATAACGGTGGTGCATACTGCCCTGGTTGCGAACTACCCGGCCATATCCCGCGATAACGTCGCTGAGCTGCTTGATATGGGCAATGTCCTGGATGCCATTACCTGCGTGGTCAATCCCAAGGGTTACCTGAAATCGTTGGAACAAGGCAAGCTGGCTGCCAAGGAAATGTCGGGGGTGAATCATGGCAAGTGATGGCAAAGCCTTCAACACCGATATCACGGCTGACCCTTCGTCGTTCGTATCTGGCATGAACACTGCGGCAAAAGCTGCAGCGAACGCCAGCAAAGATATCGACGCCCAATTCAAAAAAATTGGCGAGACGTTCAGCAACACGACCAAGTACTTTGCCGGATTTACTGCAGTGTTGGCTGGTGGTGGCGCTTTGAAGAAGTTCATCACTGAGGCGAACGACTGGAATAGCGAAGCAGGCAAGATGAGCAAACAGCTCGGCATTACCACCCAACAGGCCAGCGTCTTGAATGTCGCACTGAACCACCTTGGTCTGGATTCGTCCCTGGTCACGGACGCGGCTATGAAGTTGAGCAAGAATATTCAGAGCAATGCTCAAGCTTTTGATGTGCTTGGCGTCAAGGTCAAAGATGCGTCTGGCGCGTACCGCCCTGTCACTGAAGTGATGGGGGAGGTCAATCAAAAATTGGCGGCTATCCACAACCCCATCGAACAGAACATTGCGGGCATGCAGGTTTACGGCAAGGGTTGGGCGGAGATCCGCGCCACTTTGAAAATCACCGCAGCGGTTATGGAAGAGGCCGAAGTGCGGGCCAAGGAACTTGGATTGATCGTGGGACCCGAGGGGGTTGCCATGAGCAAGCAATACAGCACACAAATGAAGGATTTGAATCTTGTAGGCAAAAGCCTGGAGGTTCAGTTTGGCAATCAACTGCTCCCGGTATTCACGCGGGTTGGTCAATTCATGAGCCAAGAAGGCCCGGCAATGGGCAAGGTGTTTGCGGCCATCCTGGAAACAATCGCTACCACTGCATCGATGGCATGGCTTGGCCTGAAAGACTTAGGCGATCAGATCGGCGCTGTGGCCGCTCAGGCAGGCGCACTGCTATCTGGCGACATTGCCGGCATGAAGGCCATTGGCAAGGCACGGGATGAAGAGCATGAAAAGAATGTTGCCGCCGGTGTCGCACTATTGGAGGCATTTGGCAAGCCGCTACCAGCTGCAAAAGAAGAGAAGGCGCCACCGGACCCTCCCCATCGCAACTTCAAGGAAGTGACGGAAAAGGCAGACCCATCCCGCATGGCTGAGTGGGAGGCCAAGCTTGCGCAGGACAAGGCTGCTTTGGAGCGTCAAGGCATGCAGGAAGGTCAGTATCGCGAGATGAGCAAGGCCGATGAGCGAAAGTACTGGGATGACCTCAAGGCGCTGAGGGACTTAAATGCAACAGAGCGCGTGGCATTGGCCCGCAAGTCGGCTGATATGGAAATGGCCAGTATCAAGGAAACTTTCGAAAGGAAGGTTGCTGGACTTCAGGCGGAATCGGCCGCCTACAAAAACAACACCTCAGAACGCCTGCGTATTGAAAACGAAATTCAGGCGATGTACCAGAAAGGCACCAAGCAATACGAAGAGTCGCAGAAGCGTATCAATGAGATCAATCTGCAGTCCGGAGAGCAGGTGCGCACCATTACTGCCAGTCGCCTGCAAGCGGAGCGGGATGCCCGTATGCAAACAATCGCACTGGAAGAGCAGTCGACACAAACAGCTGCTCAGCTCGGACTGATTAACCAGGCGCAAGTGCTGGCGGCTCAAGCTGCCTTTGAAGAGCGGCGAAATGCCATCGCCATGCAAGCGATTGAAGAGCGCAAAGCAATCCTCATGCAGGACCCGATGGGGAACCTTGTTGAGCTGGAAAAGCTGCATTCGGAGAAGGAGGCATTGGAACGCTCACACGAGCTGCGGATGGGTCAGATCCGTGAGCAGTCCGCATTGGACTCCAAGAAGGTCACGATGGACGCCATTAACGCGATGGGCTCTGGCTTCCAGAACGTCTTCAACCAGGCACTGCAAGGTCAGCTGTCACTTCAAGGGGTGATGAAAGGCCTCTGGCAGTCGATGACCCAAGCGGTGACCGGTGCGCTCGCCAAGATGGCGGCAGAGGAAATGATTGATCAAGTGAAGACCATGGTCTTTGGCAAGGTCACTGCAGCGACAAAAATTGCAGCCAATGCTGGGGTGGCCGGTTCAGCTGCCGTAGCCAGCACCGCCGCAATTCCAATCGTTGGGCCAGCTTTGGCCCCCGCAGCGGGCGCGTTGGCATTTTCACAAGCTATGTCTTTCGCGGGACTTACTGCCGCTGGTGGATTTGACATTCCCGGCACCATGAACCCCATCGTACAGACGCATGCACGCGAAATGATTTTGCCGGCCAAGCACGCGGACGTGATCCGCAGCCTGGCAGATCAAGGCCCAGGTGCGGTTGGCAGTGGTGGTCAGGTCAACCTGACGATTCATGCAGTTGACGCGAAAAGCGTTCAACGTCTATTCATGGACAACGGAGCGCACCTTGCTGCGTCGTTGCGGCAGCAGGTGCGCAACTTCAATCCAAACACCATGAAATAGGCATGTTGCATGCGCGGCGGTGATTGGGCATAGGCACAGTCACCGCCGCAATGTCGCGCCCCTTCTGGCTACCTCACAAAGAAAAAAATCAATGACTCAACCCCCTATCACTTCTGAGCTGATCCGGTCAGCCTTGATGTGCATTTCAGCAAATGTGTCGCGTGACGAATGGGCTCGGATCGGGATGGCCATCAAGTCTGAGTTCCCCGACGACACTGGAAGGACCCTGTTCACCGAATGGAGCGCCCTTGGTGACGGCTTCAACCCCATTGACTGCGCATCGACCTGGAAGAGCATCAAGGGCAGCGGCGGCGTGACCATTGCCACATTGCTTGCCCTGGCAAAAGCAAACGGGTATGTCATGGCCAAGGCTGACCAAGTAACAGTTCCGCCTGATCCAGTGGCAGTCGCTAAAAAAGAAACCGAGCGCAAGGAGAATCAACAGGCAGAACAGGCCCAGAAAGACGCTGAGCAGGCCCTTGCCGCTGCGGCAGCATCGAAGCTGTGGGATGGTGCCAGCGATGCCGGGGACAGCCCCTACATGGCGCGCAAGGGTGTCCAGCCCTTTGGGGTTCGCTTCGCCGATAACGGTTGGTTGCTGGTGCCGATGCGTGACGCCGCCGGAGTGCTTTGGAATGTGCAGCGCATTGCCCCAAAGAAGAACGGTAGCGGCAATGACAAGTGGTATGGCCCGCAAGGTGTCAGTGGGAGCCGCAAGACCGGACTTTGGCACTGGTGCGGCAATCCGGTGGGTGCGCCGACACTGCTGATTGCGGAAGGCTACGCCACAGCAGCCAGCCTGTACGAAGCGTGCGGGCATCCCGTTGCGGTGGCTTTTGATGTTGGTGGCATGGTACACGTCGCCAAGTCTTTGCACAGCGAATACCCTGATGCCTTGCTGGTCCTGTGCGGTGATGATGACCGGGAAACAGAATCAAGAAGTGGGAAAAACCCCGGACGTAAGAGCGCCACAGAGGCCGCCCATGCGGTGCAGGGCATCGCGGTATTCCCTGAGAACCTGCCCGAAGGCGGGACCGACTTCAACGACATGCACCAGGCTGTGGGGTTGGAGGCCGTGCGGCAGACCGTGGACTGCGCCATAGCCAGCTATGACCCGGTTCCGGAGCAACCGAAGGCAGTAGCCTCAAAAGGCAAGAGGAAGCGCAGCACGGCGCCTGCTGGCCCTGCTGCTGGCAGTCATGATGGCGGCGATTCGGCCAAGCTTCCGACAGACCGTTTTTTTGTTGATGACCGTGGTGTCTGGTACACCGAGGTCGACAAGGAGGGCAGTCCGCTGCGCGACGTGTGGGTTTGCAGCCGCCTCAATGTTGAGGCCCGCACGCGCAACAAGGACGATGGCGATTGGGGGTACCTACTGACCTTTGACGATCCAGCGGGCAATCCGAAACAGTGGGCCATGCCGTCGCGCATGTTGGCAGGTGACGGTGGCGAGTACCGGGCTACGTTGCTTTATATGGGTCTGCGACTTCACACCACGCCGCGTGCACGTAATCTGCTGACCCAATATATTCAAGGCCGGTCCCCTGATGAATTCGCAACCTGCACCGACACCATCGGATGGGATTCCAGTTCCCGTGCCTTTGTGCTGCCGCGTGAGACCATCGGAAATCCGCCAGAGCGGGTTATTTTCCAGAGTGACAAGGCAATTGAAAACGCCTTTGTTCGCAAGGGAACTTCCGAGCACTGGCGCGAGCGCGTAGGCGCTCACTGCGTCGGCAATACCCGCCTGACCTTTGCCGTATCAGCTGCTTTCGCTGGCCCCCTGCTGAAGCCTGCAGGCATGGAAAGCGGTGGCTTTCACCTGGTAGGGGATTCATCGTGCGGCAAGACGACTTGCCTGACAGTCGCGGGCTCGGTCTGGGGTGGCAAGGGGTTCAAGCGCACCTGGCAGGGTACGGGCGTCGGCTTTGAGGTGGTGGCCGGCGCCTCGTGCGACACGGTGTTGCTTCTGGACGAGCTGAAAGAATGCGACCCAAAGGTGGCTGCACAAGTCGTCTACATGCTGGGCAATCAACAGGGCAAGATGCGCGGCAATACGGGCGTCCAGATGCGTCCCATGACCAGGTGGAACCTTTTGTTTTTGTCCACAGGTGAAATCACCCTGGAGCAGCACCTTGCCTCAATCAACGCGAAGATCAATGAAGGTCAGAAGACGCGCCTGGTTAACATTCCGGCCGATGCAGGCGCTGGCCTTGGCTCATTTGAGAATCTTCACGGTTGTGCCAGCGGCGAGGCGTTCTCTGACCTGATCAAGCACCAGGCACAGTCTGTCTATGGATCCATCGGCCGGGAGTGGCTTGAGTGGCTGACAGGCAACGCCGACATCCTCAAGGCCACGATAAGGGCCAACACTGAGGATTTTGCTAAAACGCTGATTCCTGCCGGTGCTGGTGGACAGGTCGCTCGCGTCGGCATGCGCTTTGCAATGGTTGGCGCAGCTGGCGAGATGGCCACAGCGGCCGGCATGACCGGCTGGCCTGTGGGTGAGGCCCTGCAGGCCGCCCGTGTGAACTTTGCAGCCTGGCTGGTGACACGTGGCGGCATCGGTAACGGGGAGGAGCCAAACATCTTGCGCACGGTGCGGCAATTCTTCGAATCGGATGGCGAAGGCCGGTTCACCTTGTGGCATCGCGCCGGTGATGACCATGCTTCCAAGACACTCAAACGGGCCGGTTATCGCCGCGTTTTCTACGAGGATGGAACGCCGTTTAAGGACATTGGCACCAGCACACCGGGCGTCGACCCCTCGCTGTCCTTGGTCCTAAGCGATGGTGGCTATGTGCGGTATTACGTGTTCCCTGAGTGCTTCCGCTCGGAGATTTGCAAAGAGGCCGACTACAAGAAGGTTGCCCACATTCTGATCAAACGAGGGATTCTGCTGCCTGGTTCTGGCCGCCCCTTTGACTCGAAACAGCGGCTCCCAGGCATGGGTAACAAGCCCGTGACCTGCTATGAGATCACCGATGAAATATTCAGAGTCGAGCTGGACTGAGTCAATTTTGCGCGGCCCCGTAGGGGTGGGTGTGCGAGCATCTTCCGCGCAAAAAATGGCCGTTTTTGTGATCAAGCATTTTCACCAAAAGGAAATGTGGGCACGGGCTATTGCCACCTCAATCGGTAATAGAGTTACACGCAACACGCGGCTTTCGGTGAAATCTCAGAACATTGCACTCGACAAGCAGAAACGGACAAATCTGGGCAATTCGGGCAAATTTAGGCATGAAAGCAACGATTCTGTTCTCAGTTTTGATGCAACTGAGAACAGACTGAGAACGTGGAAAGCCCCTGTTTATGCGGTGTTCTCAGTGTTCTCAGTGTTCTCAGTCGAAAAACGCCTAGCCTGATTCAGAATCATGCAAAAGTCCCGTTGTGTTACTGAGTTACTGGAAAAAGGCCGCTACATGTGGCATGGCCCACATGCATACATGCAGGCCCTGAGGGTGTGCACCTGCAGGCATTCAGCCCATCTACCTGGTGCACTGGCTACTGCCCGTGGTCATGGCCTGCACCTCAGCCTGGTCGTGATGGGCCAGCGGCACGGCTGCCCTGCGTTCCCATCTGTCGCACAGGCTGCTGCAAATGGTAGCCATGGCCTGCGCTACTGCATGGCCATGTTGGGCCTGAGGCAGGGTCTGCCTGCCTACACACCTGGTGCACACGTATGCGGTGACTGTGTGCAGCAGCACTGCATGGTGGTGGCCGGGCACTGGTGCCGGTGGCCCGCTGGTCCACCTGATGCACAAGCAGGCTGCCGTGCTGACTGCGGCGCGCCCTGCTGGTATCGAGGGCGAGTGGCATAGGCAAGTACATGCATCCACCTCCCAAAAATCTAGGGTCCTTACTGGGTTGGCAAAACGCGGAAGCCATGACCCCGAAATTCGCCTAGTTTCCGCGCCTATAGAGGGCGCATAAACATACACATTCAATAGGTTAAAACTATCATGCCAACTCAGAAAATCATTGCCGAATACCTCGACCTGAACCAGTCCAACGTGAGCCGCCTGATGGCAGAACTTGGTATCGACTGGAAGACCGCCACGCTGGATGAAATCCTCCATGCCTACCTGAACAAGTTGCGGGCACACCCAGCAAATCAGCCCCGCTCAGCCAACGCTGACCTGGCTCACGAGCGGGGACTTACCGAGCGGGTGGACCGTGAGTTGATGGCGATGGAGCTGGAAGAGAAAAAACACAACGTTGTCATCCTCCAGCAACTGGAGCCCATGCTTGCCGACATGGTCGCGTTCTTCCGCTCGACGTTGGCTGAACTGGGCGAGAGGTTGAAGACCGACATCGACTCAATCCACGGGATTGACGCGGACGCCAAGTTGATCAGCGAGCACGTCATGGCGCCGCTCAGTCAGCTCACCAAATATGACAAGGTGCAGACATCTGCTCGACATGAGGTGTGAGTGGGCCAGTGAAAATTTGGAGACCGACTCAGGGGCCTGCGGGCTCCTTTTTTTTCGTTACAGATCCACCAGTAGCGGTGCCGGCGGCTGGCGGCAGCTGCTCGACCTGGTGCGGTGGCGGTGGCCGGCGGCAGCAGCTCGACCTAGTGGCGGTACCGGTGGCCGGGCATCGGCTCCCCTGGTGCGGCGCTAGCGGCTGGCGGAAGCTGCTCGACCTAGTGCGGTGGCGGTGGCCGGCGGCAGCAGCTCGACCTAGTACGGTGCCGGCGATCAGCTTCATGCCCGCTACAAAAGTGCGACCTTTTGGCCCAAAAAGTGGGGGTACCCAAAGCCAAGTCGGGGAACAAACGGGGGAATAAATACAAATTTTAATTTTGTAAACCCTTTATTCATGCGGGTTTCAAGACATCTTCTGGACTCAGCAGCGAACTTCGAATTCAAAAAGCAGGCCAAAAACCGTTGTGGGGGAACAACTGGGGGAACAAATTATGAAAGTATTTTTTCAAACCCAATAGGCATGCGGGTTCCGGGACTTCTTTGGCTTCCTTTCACCCCGACCAAGAAACACTTTAAAGGCCGCTAAGAATAACCACTTAGCGGCCTTTTTCATTGGTGAATCATGCACTTAGCCACTAGCGGGCACTAACAAGCGCCATTGACTGCTAAGCCGTCACGGGGGTACAAACGGGGGTATGGACAGCGGAATTCAAGAAAAGACGGGGGTACATGCCCTTTTCTCAAATGAAAGCCACTGTTTTGCATACCCCCAGAACTGACCGAGAGGTGTACCCCCATGCTTACCGATGCCGATTGCAGGAACGCAACATGCCCACCGACAAAGAAGCAATTCAAGCTTTACGATTCTGGCGGGTTGTTTTTAGAGGTTATAGATTCGGCCCAATGAAGTCTTGAATTTCTGTTGAATGCCCCCATATTTGGAAGATGGACAAAGAAGACGCAAGATTTCAAACATTGGAGCAACTGCACGAAAGGCGCAAGCA